AATAAGAAGAATATATTTTTTATTGACATCTACCAGTGAATTGGCTTTCGTTTTTTCAACTTCAAAAAATCCTTTAATATTATTAACAAATAAGCCATAAATCTTACTTTGAATATCTGGTGAAAGAAACTTGAAAATATCTTCGTCGCTTACAACATCCCATAACATTTGAATATTCTCTTTCTGTATAAATTGGTTTAATGACATCTAAATATATAATAATACCATTGTGTTTTTATATATTTTTACAACGAATCATTGAAATAAATATGTCTAAATTTTTGCATATATTCGTCTTTTAAAATGTGTGTTTTTAAATAATGTTCTGTCATTTTATCTTCTAACATATGAACAATGAAAAAAATCGAATAAATACCACATTCAGTATTTCCATATTGATGTTCAATGCCTTCATTACTGTCAACCTTAAAATTAATTTTTGGATTCAGACTCAACCCTTGTTCTTTAATTCTGTCAATTAATTTTTTTATTTCTTTAGGCGCTGGATCTCCTGTACTGTCAAAGAAAAATATTTTCTTCTTTTTTATATTAATAAACATAGATATCCAATGTTGACCCGGTTTATTATGAGGATCCGTGTTGAAAATTATTCCTATTTTTGTTTTACCTTCTTTTATCAATTTTTCAAGACTAAAATTACATAATTCTTCCCAAACACATTCACCATATAATTTTCTTGTATCAAAATCAATAGGAGATGGACCTATAAAATCGAATTCTTTATAGGCCTTTTCATATTGTTTCATAACTTTCATAATGTCCGTACTAGATAACCATTCATTGGGATTTTTTTTCCATTCTGGCGGAGATTCGGGAGCAAAAGACTCGGTAAGTTCACTTTCAAGTTGTCCAAAAGCACCTTTTTGTCTCAACCAACACGCTTCATTATTGCATATATCTTTTAAATATTCACTTAATTGTTTATGAATGTCTTTTGGAGAATTCGAAGTAATTTTAACGTCAGGATGTCTAGCATTCCAACGGTCCCTTAACTGAATAAGCGATTTATTCGTGTAACAAGTAAATTCATTTAATTCGTCCTTGGGTTTTGGACTGCAATTCACTTTTTTAACAGTGAACTGTTTACCAGCACCACCTTTAACACGATTATTTACCGTTTTATTTTTTGTATAATGTCTTTTAATTGTTTTTTTGTTTCTTTTTCTCCTGTATGTCTTCATATATAATAATGATATTGTTTTTTTACTCAATATATTTATTTAGAGTCACTATATTTTATTCCCTTATTTTTCAATTCTGGATTCATAATATCCACTTCTCTTGCCTTTGGTAAAATAATTTGTTCTAGTTTTTTATTTGTAGATCGTTTAACATATTTGTCTAAAGTTGGTAAATCCATTTTAACAGAACGCATCATTATTTTATTGGCTTCCATAAAATTTCCAGATACGTCTGAATTATAATTATCATTATTAGTAGCATTATTAGTAGCATTATTAGTAGCATTATTAGTAACATTATCATTATTGTTATTATCACATATTTCAGGTGGAAATTCTACGTCTTTATATTCTTCTTGTAATAAGTCATTATTGTCGAGAATTTTGAAATAATGTATAGCTGATTTAATAAATGTATCATAAGCATATTTAACATCGGGTGATAACTCTTCCGGATAATTATTACTTATTAATTCCTTAAATAAATTGAAAATCCTTTTTCTATAAAATAAGAATTCCTCTTTGTTTATCTGTTTTTCTCTCTGTTTCATTACATGTTTTCCCATTGTTTCTCTGTTCAAAAGACAATCTAAAGTTATCTGATCAACCAATGATTGAGACATATAATAAAACCATAATTTTAATTTTTAATTTATCCGATCCTCGTTTTTTTTAACACGTTTGTTTTGTCATATCTCTAACTTGACATCTTGTGTTGTTATAAAATATAGATGAGCCACATATATTAGGCGATGGATTTGGGTTAAATGAATCAAACGTTTCATTTCTAAATAACATTTCGTGCGGATTTGGCTGTGAAGGAGTTTGGAATTTATACGTATATAAATCACTGTTTGAACGAGGGACATAGGTTGCTTGACTACACTTTTGTAGTGCATAAACTTGGTTTCTCAATTCGGATTCAGTATTAATATTTGAAGCAAAACCTGACCATGGTGACTGAGTATTTCCTGGATTGAATACTTGATGAACATTATAAGTTGGTAATTGCATAAAAGGCACGTTTATTTGTTTTCTCGGGTCTACAATGGGAAAATAGGAATACTTTGTCATAACTGGTCTTACGTCTAAATATGGTTGTAGTATCTGCGACGGAATATTTCTATCATATATACGAGTATTTGTTTGTTTATGAATATCTGATACACATTCTTGATTCATTTGATATATTTATATATTATTATTTTTTCACAAAAAACTTAAAGGTTTAACCATATTATATATATTATATGTGCGGTATTTTTGCATTACTTAATTCAAATGTTCATTTACAAATTAATATGGATATGATTACAGAAGTATTTAACAGAGGTAAAAATAGAGGACCAGAATCTTCTAAATTAGTTTCATATTCAAACCAAGAGTTAATTTTTGGCTTTCATCGTTTAGCCATTAATGGTTTAAATGAAGAATCAAATCAACCCCTTATTTTAAAAGGTATAGAGCTTATATGTAATGGTGAAATTTACAACTATAAGAATTTATATAATTCTATGAATATTACACCTAATACGGATTCAGATTGTGAAGTCATAATTCATCTATATTTAAAATATGGAATGGAACAAACTTTGGTTATGCTCGATGGTGAATTCGCATTTGTTCTATATGACAGGAATCAAAATAAAATATATGCTGCAAGAGATCCTTATGGTGTAAGACCACTATATAAACTTGTAAATACAGATTCTGATGACACTTGTGTATGTGTAAAAGGGTTCGCTTCTGAACTTAAAATGCTTGAAACTTTTTATAATTTGGATACGAAAAACTCTTATGTAAACCAGTTTCAGCCAGGGACTTATTCTATATTGACATATAACTCTGATAAACAGTGGGTCTCGTCTATAAATAATGCGGCTTATTTTATTCCTACGTTTCCTAACAGTGAAATAGTAAATAATGTCTTTATAACAAATACAAAAGAATACAAGGACGTATTATATTCCAGAGTTACGTGTGCATTATATGGTGCTGTTCTCAAACGATGTCAAACTACTGAAAGGCCAGTTGCGTGTTTATTAAGTGGAGGACTTGATAGTAGTTTGGTGGCTGCTTTGGTTAATGAATATTTTAGGAAATTTAAAAGTACAACACAAATTGTTGAAACGTATAGTATTGGACTTGAAAATTCCGAGGACATTAAATATGCTCGAATAGTGGCTAATTATATTGGGTCGAAACATACTGAAATTATTGTCACTGAAAAACAAATGTTTGACGCTATTCCAGAAGTAATTAAAGCTATTGAAAGCTATGATACAACTACTGTGAGAGCAAGTATTGGGAATTATTTAATCGGAAAATATATTGCTGCTAATTCTCAGGCAAAGGTGATTTTTAATGGTGACGGTTCAGATGAATTATTTGGTGGTTATTTGTATATGAATAAATGTCCTGATGATATTGAATTTGATAAGGAAACGCGACGACTATTAAAAGATATTCATATATTTGATGTCTTACGATGTGACAAATCCATTTCATCGAACGGATTAGAACCACGCACATCATTTTTAGACAGAAATTTTGTAAATATTGTTTTATCTATCCATCCATATTTTCGTAATCATAAGAATTATTTTCCACAAGTAGAAAAATATTTGTTACGTAATAGCTTTAAAAAAGAGTTTTATACAGATTATCTCGGTAGACAAATATTGCCTGATGAAATTTTGTGGAGAAGAAAAGAAGCATTTAGTGATGGTGTCAGTTCACACGGTCGTTCATTATTTACTATTTTACAGGAATTTATAGCTAAACATTATGATGAATTAGAACCACTACCTAATGAATCATATAAACCAAGTATCGAGCTGGAAAAAAAATATTATAAGGAAATTTTTGACAAAGAATTCCCCAACTGCACACATATTTTGCCTTATTTTTGGATGCCCAAATATACTAATGCAAGTGACCCAAGTGCTAGAACTTTAGATGTGTATAAATAATATCAAATTATATCAAATAATATAATATCAAATAATATTTTATTTATATTTACTTGTGATGTAGACATTTTATCTCGTATTTATATATGACTAAATCTCAACTTCATAATTTACAAGAATTATTGTTTAATATTTTTATTATTGTATCATATTCTTTGATTATTCTTTCTTTCTTTGATATATCACAATCGGCACAAACATATTTACAAAGTTTAGATTATTACATTAGAATTTATGTTTGCTTATTTTTAATGTGGAGATTTAATCCGTTTAGAAGTAGTTATGAATTTACTAATTTAGACCGTAAAATAGCATTTAGTGCTGGATTATTGATTTTAACCACAACAGCATTAAATCAGTATTTAAATGAAATTAAAAATATTATTAAGCAGTTCTTTAGTTAACTTAAACAACACTTCCTTAACTTAAGCAGTTCTTTTAAGAGTTTTATTTTTTTTGTGACCTCTATTTTTAATAGTTCTATTTTTTGTAGAATGATTGAAAAAGGATTGTAAATGCGAGATTATATGTTTTCCAAGGACTTTGTCAACTTCATATTCTTTTTCATCTTTAGTAATGATCTTATATTTGAATAAGTTGATATGTTCCATCATTAACGTATTAAAATCTGGTTCATTTCCTATTATTTTTTTCCCTATTTCTGAAGAAGAAAACTTATTTAATATATATTCAAATTGTAAATCATAATAATACGGTTTTATATTTATGTAGTAGATGTTATCGTGAGCCATCTCTGGGAAAAAAGTATCGTCCATAAAACAAATTTCAGC